GGTTTCATAGGACGTTTATTTTTAGCATTTTCGGTTGGAGTAACCCATCTACAATTTAAAGGCTCATAATTACCCTCATTGTCTATACGGTCAATTTGCATCCCATCAGGCCTTTCTCCCATATCCCTGAGAAAATTTTCAAATGATTCCCATTCTTTACAATAAGTAATACCTCGTGCTCCATAATCTTTATACGAAGGATGTGATGGCAAATTACATCTTTTTTTTATACCACGCCATATTGTATAGGTAGAAGTAGCTATCATTTTATGCTTTGTAACATTTTTTTTAAATTTTTTAGCATAGCATTCTTTGCATCCTTTAGAACGACCGCTTTTTAGCTGATCCGATCTAACAATTGCAGTGTTCCCACACTTGCATATACATAAATAATATTTGCCGCGGTGCGTACATGTATGTTCCTCTTTTAATGCTTCTCTTGCTACTGACCAATCAAAGATTTGTTGATTAATCATTGTATTTACTTCCAGGATTATATTATAATATCGACAGCGTAAGCGGTTCGCTTTCCGCATCTTTGAATTCGACGTAGTCTATTTTTAAATAGATATCGTGATTCGTCATCACATAGACGTACTATATGCTCATTATGACATATAGACAAGATTTCGTCAATCTTTGTTAGTTTACAAATTGTAAATTTAAGCAAAGGACAAAACTATGTCAATTACAACTACAAGTAGTTTGCCGGCGCCAGTACAGCAAAGTTTTAGTTATAAATTACTATCTGTACCAGTTCCGAATATGATTCACAAAATTCCTGCGATGAAAAAAAATATGCCCCGGAACGGAGGGACGACATTGCGCATGAGGCGCTACAATCCACTCAATACCGCTATGGTTCCGCTTGGGAACAGCGGTGTCACGCCCCCACCTCAAAACCTCACTGCCATTGACATAGATGCTAAGATATCGTTCTACGGTAAACGTGCCGTATAAATTTGTTTGCCAAAATGACGTATGTGCAAATAAATGAGCAGGTTATTAAAATTGATCTTTGAAATTTCTTGGTTTTTGTAAGCAGTTAGCCTGCTTTAAATCCGCTCTGATTGACTTGGAACTCTAACCAGATAATGCTGAAGACGACAAGGCGCAAGTGTTTATTCTTTATTGTTATAATTTCTACAGTGTAAAGCACGCATTTGATCAAAAAGCGATTTTCTTAGTTCTAAAATTTCAGAAGTAACTGGTTGGCAACCGGATTTTCCCTTAACTGCCCCCGTTCCTGAAAATGTTTTTCTCATCGTAATCATTATTTCACATTGCTTAATTTTAATTACTAAATAAGGCAGTAATACATCACAAAGATGAGTTAATAATTCACCAGATGCAATCCATCGGAAAACGGGTCTTCTAGAATTTGTTGGAGTTTGTTTATGAGTATATTTATTTACTCTTCCCCCAAAATTTTCCTGAAGCCACTTAATAAGATTTTCATCAGTATTAGTTACTTCCATATTTGTTTGGTAATGAAGAGTTCCTGTTTTAGGATTCGAACTAAAGTTACCTATATAAATACTTCCTTCGCCATCAATGATGCCTGCAAGATACGCCAATTGAGCCACAGAATAATCTTTTTTTATGTAAATATTGTTTTTCACATGTTCCTTTATATATGAAGTGTACAGTAACATTATAATATAAATAAAATAAATGTACAGCGTGACAGACTTAGGCGAGTGGACACCGTAAGGTGAAGCGAAAGTCGGGACCTTATAGAAATATAAGGAGTGAGGAATAACAAGACTCACCGCATATATTAAAATATATATGTCAAAATAAGTAACAGATTGTACTTTACAAAACCAAGACCCTGTCTTGAATGAGTGCGCTGCTCGTTTGGGAGTTTCGCTGAGACAAACTGAGGATCAGCTTACTAGGGATATGTTAGCTAGTACTGCATCTTTTATAAATTGTACTGGTGGCGTAAACGGTAGGTAATGTTGCCGTTTTAAAATCTTCTCTGATTGACTTGGAAGCCTAAGGCAAAAGCTAAGGTGACAGGGCGCAAGCGAAAGCAGCGTGATCGACTAAGTGAGAAGAATCTAGAAATAGATAAGCGATAGTCAGAACAAGACAACGAAAGGTCTTGAGGAAATGCCGAAGAGCTTTCCCGCCCAATTGGGTCATAAAAGTAACAGTTTTTGGACAACCCAACCGAAATCACCCGTTCCGATGTTGATACGGTGGTAAGAACATTACTTAATAATAATGCTTATACCATTATGGACAACATTGAGGGCGAAGATAAGTTTGGTACTGCACCAGTTCGTGATGCGTACTTTGCTTTATGCTCTACTCAGCTTACGGGCAACTTAGACAATGTTGCTGGTTTCATTCAAAAGAACCAGTATCCTGCGCCTATGAATGCATTGAGATCTGAATGGGGAGCTATTGGCAACTTAAGATTCCTTATTTCCAGTATTGGATCTTTTTTTGCTAATGCTTCTTCTTTGGGACAAAACGTATACAACATCTTTTGTGTTGGTATGGAAGCGTACGCTTGTATAGAACAAGATGGTTATTCTGCTGCGTTTATCTATAGACCGCCTATTTATGATGGTCCATTGGCCCTTAACGTAAGCGTCGGGTACAAGTTTGCTGAAGTTCCACGGATCACTAATGATCTTTGGGTTATTAATCTTCGTACTACATTAGCAGTTTAAGGAGGTATCATGGACGGAACTATAATTGGACAAGGTACTTTTTCTGCGTCATATAGCGGAACTAACCCTAATCCGGGTAATGCTTCTATACAAGCAGGCGATCAACGTGTTATTGCTATTCCTTCGGGGGTAGACTGGCTTAAGGTGTCTAACTATTCAAGTTGGGGGCTTCCTGGAACCGCTACTGCTTATTTCCAAGGAACGGGTAATGCTGCTGTTGGTATAGAATACTTTTGGCAAAGAGGCATGGCTCCCGGAACTGCTATTGTAACCTATAAAGGTGCAGCGGCAGCAACACTTTCTGGTGATACGTTGGTATCAGGCGGATTTACCCTATATGATCCATCGGGACAAACAGCGGGCGCTGTGCCTTTGCTTGGCAATCCTGTTGCTACAACAGCGAGCACCAATGCTACAAGGCCTGTTGTTTCTACTGGTAATACTGCTGGTATTTCTGTTGGTACGGTTGTTAGAATAAGCAACACCGCTCAAACCGATGTCAATGGTATCGATATGGTTGTTGGGGCCGTTACTGCCAACACAAGCTTTACGCTTTTAACCGCCACTAACGCTTTAGCTACTGCGCCTGGTGCTATTGGTGGTGCTGGATTCTACAGAATTGTTAATGTAGATCCGTTATTCTACCCGCGCAGACGTTATGTAACCAATATTACACAAGCAGTTAATGCTCAAGTAAGTACATCAGTTCCTCATCAGTATGTTGCTGGACAAGCAGTACGATTCGGCATACCTTCTGTTTCTGGAATGATTCAATTAGATGCTACACCTGCCAATAATTACTTAACGTGCACTGTAGTTACTGTTGTTGATAGTTATAACTTTACTATCAATATTGATACAACGGCATTTACAGCATTCACATGGCCTACTATTGCTCAACAACCATCACAATTCCCCTTTGTTGCTCCTGTTGGAGAAGATAGTGCACTTGCTTTAGCTTCAACACAACCACAGACCCCAATAGATATTTTTGGAAACCAAATTAATGCTACCAATACTGGCTTCTTGTCAGATTCTACGGTTAATACAGGCTTCCTTGGAATGCTCTTTGGTTCTGGTGGTAATGGTTTAGAACTAACAACACCTATCATTGGGCCTGCTGGTTCTGTTGATTTTAGCGCTGGTAATGTTATTACCGCTCGAGATGTAATGTATTGGGTTGCTGGTAAATCTACTTACGGCGGACTTTAATATAGTGGGGCGCTTTATGGCGCCCCTTACTTATTTATATAAAAGGAAAAATTATGGAAATGTCTAAAGTTAATAAAGAAGCTGCTAAACACGAACCAGTTAACTTAGCTCAAAAGACTTCAGAAACAGTAAGCAAATTAGAAGAAAAGAAAAAAACCGTAGCGCAAAATCTTAAATATATGCGCGATAAAGATAGAGAGATCGTTAAAGGTATCTTTAGATTTCATGAGGTACCTGGTGGCTGTATGAGCTTTGTTTATAAAGGTTATAAGCAAGACGAAGTAGAGCGTTATGATATGGTAGATGGTCAAGTTTATTCAATTCCTTTAGGCGTTGCTAAACATCTTAATAAAAATCTCTGGTATCCAGAATATTCTTATGTTAAATCTGAAGGAGTATAT